TTACTTCTCCATTTACATTATCCGCAATATCACTACCTTGGAAATCAGGGTATATAATAGTTTTATCAAATGGTTGATCTAAATTTTCTTGCATTTTACCAGATGTTATTTGATATACCTCCTGTTTTTCTTCAGGTGTTAAAACACTGGGTATAAATGGTTCAAATTTTTCAAATGATACTTTAGAAGCGTTGCGTGCAGCAGTACCAGATACTCCACCTTTAGTTATAATTGTTCTAACTTCAATGTTTGGGTAGTTAGTTATAGATTTGGTACGGTTTGCTAAGTCTTTGAAATCTTCTTCATTGTCCTCTCTAGCACCTAAAACCCACAATACCTCTCTAGTAGGATGATTTTTTGCAAAATCGTATACTGCTTTAATTGGTGGTAAAGAACTAGGTTCTAGTTTAACCTTAAATGGTAAATACTTGTTGTATATTTCCCAAATTAATAGAGATTCATCTTGTGTTACACCATCACGTTCTTTTGAACCTATAAAAATTATTAATTCATCTATTTCGGGATTTTGCTTAAGTGCCTCTTGCACAACCCCAAAATGACCTGCTGTAGGTGGTTTAAACCCACCTGCATATACAGCAGTGGTTTGTTTTTTTTCCTCCTCAAATAGCAAATTTTTAACTATTTCCTTTACTAGTGAATTCATTAAGATAAAAATTGTTGTATTTTAGATTGCGCCTCTTCCTTAGAAACAGAATTATTAACTATATTTGCTACCGCTTCGTCTTGCAATAAAGCAGATACTTCTTGATTTAATTGAGCTTTTGCTTTTTGGGATCGTGCTTGGGCTTTAGGATCTTTTTCTTTAGTATCTTGGGGAGCAAATGGTTTAAGATATTTGTCTGCAATAGATTGTAAATCTTTTAATTTTTCATCCTTTAAAGTATTAGCTACAGATACAAAATTGTTACCAAACATTGATTTGTAGGTATCGTAATTTTTAGTTACTTCAGCCCATGTACGTAATACAATAGCTGGGGCTAAGCTTCTGTCAGTTCCTCCAGATTTTTCAAACCTGTCTTGATTTTGTTGTAATGAACGTTCTAGATCAGTATAAACGTATAGCATGAATACATCATATCCTGCATTTTCTAGTTCAGATTTTAGCTCACTTGTTTGTTTAACTGATGAAGCTGTACCATCCAATATAAATGAATCTTGGTTAGCTATAGCTTGGGGTATAGTTTCTTTTTTTAGCTTAGTGGTTGCTTGAACCATTGCTTGAGCAGCTGCACTTCTATCCTCGGGACCGTGAGATTTTAAATCTAAAGAAATGTTGGCTTGTTTTAGTAAATCTACAAAAGTGTCATCTAGGTTAAATACTTTTAAACCACCTAGATCCAAACCCTTTAAGATAAATCCTTTACCTGCTCCAGGAGCGCCAGCTAGTATAATAGCTTTGGGGTTGCCTTGTACTTCTCTTAATAATTGCATTAAACTAATCATAAAATAGTTTATTATAAATATAACCTTTATTTGAACTTTAACAGTATAAATATATGAAGGAGCTTTCGCTCCTCCACACTTTATTGCGTATTTCTTTTTATAGATGTTACAAAACTTTCACTGGCAGGTTTGTGTTTTGGGTTTTCTAAACTAAAGATTTTATGTACAGATTTGAATATATCTAAATTTTCCTCTTGTGTTCTGTCGGATTCGTAAATTTCCCAATTTTTTCCCTTAATTCTATTGCCACTTTTATCTTCACCTCGTGAAGATGATTTTAGCCAAAGAATTCCTACTCGATCAATTTTTTTACCAAAACACTCCTCGTAGCATTTAGCATAAACTGCTCCTTGCAAATCGTAGGTTGTTTGTAGATGATTGGATGTTTTAAAATCTATAATCCATCTTTCTCCACCAAATTCACATACCATATCACAGGTTCCAGCTACTTTAAGCTCATCAGAAAATAAATGTACTTCAGCCTCAATTAAAGTGGGGTTATGTGTTTCCCAAAAATCTACAAAACGTAAAACCATTTTCCATACTTCAACATTCATGGTAGGATTACCTTTAGAATCTAAATAGTTGATTTCCTCACCATTCAAATATGCTTCTATAAGCTCGTGTGTTAAGGTACCTTCTTCAGCCGATTTTTTTACAATATAATCTGCTGTGTAGCCATGTCGTTTCAACCAATCTTCAAAGTGTTTACCTTTAGGATATGAATTTAAAATATACGTTACTGAAGGGTAATATTCTCCATTACGTCTATAATATCTTGAATCGGGTAGTGTAATCTGTTTGTGGTCCTTAGATATCTCTAGGATACGGTTATATGATTTTTTGATCATAGTGTGAGTTTTTTCTCCATTAAACCATAGTAGGTAAGTGGAAGGGTGGACTGTATTAATTTAGTAAAATTTCTGAAACCAAGTTCAGATGGGTCTTTGCTGGTTAATTCAACTAGGTATACTTCTTTACCTTCATCTATTAACATTTCACAAAATTTTAGTGCTTGTTTAATAGCATCTTTATCTAGAGCAATATAGATTTTATCAATTGCTGAAGTTACTATACGTTTCATTAAATTAGGTTCAATACTTTTACCTAATAAAGGAATAGCATTGCGTTTGATTGCAATAGCATCAAATAATCCTTCACATAATACTATTGGCAAATTCCAATTTATTAAATGTTCGTTAGGGATTATATCTCGACTAACGGAAGGATTTCGGTATTTTACATATGGTTTTTCCTCAAAGGAACGAGCTGTAAAATAATTTAGATTACCATCTTTATCATAAGTTGGCAATACAATCATATTAGCATATAGTCCTTTAGAACAATATCCAATATTATATTTTACAATGTCGTGTTGATTTATATTACGTTTTTTTAGGTAGGCTAGCGCGTGTTTAGCCATGATATCATTTGGATCAGGGCATACCAAACTAACATATTCCTCGGGTAAAGACACGGTATTTACCGTTTGAACATCTTTAATTGAGTGAGTTGAGGAACCAACTATAGACTTAACTTTAGCTATGTTTTCGGGAGTGGTTTTACACTGCTTAAATAAAGTGTAAATGCTATTTCCACGAGTATCGCACGCCCAACAGTGCCATGGGTTTTTGCCTTCCTTGTTTTCCGTTAAATTTACCTCTAGTTTAGGTTTAACGTGGTGGCAAAAGGGACAGTGGTAAGCGTAGTTGTTTCGAGCAGTAGATTTGCCCACGCCTAAAACCGAATTTACTAATGCTAATAGTAGTTGATTTACCATAACCATTAATATAATATATGGGTTTTAGGAAGCAAAAAAATCCTTGGAGAAAAACTTTCCTAATATGTTGTTGTTAAACCATTGATCGGGTTGTTCTAGAACCTCGTGTATAAATTGATATTTGATCTCAAAATACGTAAGCAATTTTTTATTGTCCACCAATTTTAAAATAACTCTTTCAAACTCGTTGTGTTTGTTTTTTGCCAGTAATTTTTTAATTTCTGGCTCAGACCCATAGTATGTTTTCCAATCTGATTCTTTGGTTACTATTTTGGTGGTAGGTTTTCTACCTGGGCCTGTTTGTATAGCTATTTCTTTTTTTCCTAGCTTGGTTTTTTTGTTAAAGTAAAGTACTTTTTTACCAATGTAGGATTTACCTGTGGGGGTGTGTGTTACTTTGTAAACAAAACCATATGTGTTTTCGGGGAATTGAGAGATATCCTCAATTTTATCCTCATTATATAACCAATTCATATTAGTTTTCTCGTCGTTCTTCGGGTTTGTAGTATTTTATTCTATCATGCCATATAGGAGAAGCTAACAATATTGCAGGATTAAGATTACCTTTTACAGTTTCTTGGTACATATGAGACATCCAAGTTTGTTCATAAGGGTGAGCCCATTTTGTATCTATAAACATTTTTTTATTGCCTGCTTTAGAGGCAATCATAGGCCAGTTAGCATAGTATATTTCTCCATCTGCATAAGATACACTATCTAAAACATTAATGTTTTTAAATTTAGTTCGAGGAGCATTAGGGTCTAAACCTGTTACAGGGAGTTTACTATAATGGGGCCAATCACGAGTTCTAACTTCTTGAGGAACATTATACCAACTTACTTGGATATTGTTATCCATATAAACTTCGGTGTACGATAATTTTAGAAAATCAAAATTTTCTTTTAACATAATTCTATGAACTATGTTGTATAAATTAGGTATATATTTTCTAAACCCATTTCTACAAAATTGACCTGAATATTCTGGGGGATTAACTGTCATATCATCCTCAAAGAAAAACATAAAGTCAGCATCTGAATTATCAAAATGTTCGGCTGCATATTGTCTTCCTCCACAGATGCCAGTATTGCCTCCTAAATGAATATATTCAAATTTATATTCAGCAGCTATTTTTTGGTTTTGAGTTTTTGCATCTTCATCTGTAGAATTATCTAGTAATACTAAGTGGGGTTTTTCTAACCATTCAGGAGTTTTCTTCATAGATTTTATAGTATAGAGAAGTTGTTCTGGAAAGTTGAATGTTAGAATGTATAAATTAGTTTTGTATTTTAATAAATCTTTATCTGTAATTCTAGGGGAAATAATAGGAGCACTAGCTGGTAAAGATTCTAGTGTTATATTATTTTTTATAAGATTTTCTGTAAATTTAACAACTAAACCGTTATCATCTAGCATATATCTTCTGTATAGATGTGGTTCTATGTGAGACATTAAAGTAAAAATACTTTCTTCTGTACCCATATAGCCTTGACTTAAGCTATTTTGCAATAAAGAATAGTACATAGAATTAGCATCACGTATTTGATCTTTATGTCCCCCAAATAGACCACCTCTACAAACATATTTTACTTTTGAACCTGCTATCCTATTCATAGCCTCAAAATCAAACCCATGAATTTCTCCTGAAGATTCATATGGGTAACTTAAAAATAAAAATGGGTTTGAATGGGAAATAATATTATCTAAACATTTATCATTAACTAAATGTCCTACAGGTACTGTATTAGTTATGCCCGCATCTAACCAAAAAAAGTAATCGGTATTGAAAGGATTCCATATACTAGCATCATGCATCATAAACATTTTAGATTGAACTATTGGGTTATACCATTCAAGAGTAGCTTGTGGGCTTGATTTTAACCAACCCCCTTCTCCTGTTATGTTTAGCCATTTGTCGCTAGTTCTTATCTCTTGTGTTTTATCCCAGTGGGGTGAATATAAATTTTTTATATCTTCGAGTTCAAATATTTTTACAAAAGTATTTGATGGATCCCTATATTCCCATACTATTTCTTCTAAATAGGAGGGAATAAACAGAATCATGTTAGCTTCTATCTGTAAAAATTCTTTAAATCTAGGAACATAATGTTCTTCAAAATTTCTACCGGTTCTAGCAATATCCCATAAACCTGAAATTATTGTGCTATTAGATTTAGTAGATAAAGTTGGTTCTTTTATAGAGGGGTTTTGAATTTTATCCCATATTTCAGATAAAACTGCATCTATATCTTGATTTATACTAACTATATATCCATTATTTTTTAATTTTTCTTCTACTAATATTTTTTCTTTATCTGTTAAATTAATATATTCTAATCTAATAAATTTAGGTTTATATTTATTTAAATCTAACTGTTTAAATATGTTCCAATCATATCCCTCAGCATCACATATTAATATATCAAAATTTTCTACATTGTGTTTTTTAAGAAGAGATGAGAAAGTTAAGGATGGAACTTTAATATTTACCCCAAATTGTGTTTTAACATCAATATCTCTTTGATAATCACTACCAAATCCGTTTTTAAGTGGATATAAAGCACTCATACCTTTATATCCAGGATGTAAATTTTCTTTAGTTATAACCTCAGTAGGAATAGTTAACATTTCTATTTCACCATCATGTTCACAGATAGCACACTGTTCAAAAATATAATTATCTCTATCTTTAAAATTTTCTTTTAATTCTTTAAATAAATCAGGTATTGGTTCTACTAAAATAGAATTCCATTTATACATGTCAAGAAATCCTCTTGTATCATCAAAATTTATGCCATCCATTGCTCCAATCTGGATTACAGAAGCATTTTTATAATTTTGACCTATATAGTGTAAAGTTTTTGATATTAAATCCATTTTTTAATATTTTTTAAAATAATAATCTTCTATAACTAAACAATCCATTTGTGTTGTTTCTAATATTGCAAAAGTATCTTTAATAGTAGATAATATTGGTTTTCCATCTACATTAAATGACGTATTTAATATAACTCCTATACCTGTTTCTTTTTCAAATTCAGTTATTAAGTTATATAACCATTCATTTTGTTCTTTAGTAACAGTTTGAATACGAGCAGTATTATCAACATGGGTAATAGATGCTAATTTACTTCTCCATTTTTTCTTTACTTTAGGACAAAACGTCATCCATCTTGATTCACCTTCCCATTCAAAATATTTATTTACATCCTCTAAACGTACAACGGGAGCAAAAGGTCTATACCATTCTCTATGTTTTACTTTAGCATTAAGAATATCTTTCATTTCAGGGAGAGAGGGGTTGCAAATAATACTCCTGTTTCCTAATGCTCTTGCTCCATGTTCTGCTTTTCCTCTAGCTACCCCTATTATCTTCCCATTAGCTATATCTTTAGCTAACTCAGAAATATCTACTATGTGAGATGTAAATTGAATCTGAGAGTTTTGTATGTAATTTCCTAATAAATCTATATCCAATAAATCTAATCCTGAGTATGTAATATCAATTGGTTCTTGGGGGCGTAGTTTATCTAATATTAATCCTAAAGCAATTCCACAATCATTTGGATTAGGGCCTACAAATACATTTCTTTTAAATTCTTCTACTAATCTGGTATTTAGTATAATATTTAGACCACATCCCCCAGTTATGCAAATGGGTAAATCGGGATATTGATTAAAATAGGGTTTAGCTATTTCTAGAAAACATTCTTCAAAAGCTCTTTGAGATGTTGCAGCTACATCATATGCTATTTGGTTTGATAATCGGTTTTCAATATCAAACTCTACCCCAATTTGTTTTCCTAATTTGTTTATTTTTAGTTCATAATCATAATACCCAGTATTGTCCCATTCTCCATAGTGTACTCCATTAGGATCACTTTTATAAAATTCAATAAAATATGAAAGCCACTCTTCATTAACTTTTCCGTAAGAAGCAAGTCCCATTATCTTTCCCGGGTACACTAGATTTCCTATACTTAGTGGTTCTATTTTAATATCAGCTAAATACTGCCCAAACACCATATATGGAAATCCTAAATCATAATAAATGTGGGGGTTATTATTATTTGGGTTAATAACGGTTTCTAAAAGTTGAACTGATTCTTTCCTATTTCCATGGTAGATATTAAACTTCCCATCATTTCCCCCACCATCAAAAGAAAATATTAATGCTTCTTCATATGGAGATTGATAAAAAGTTCCAGCGGCGTGTGACCTATGGTGAAACCCATATTCATAGTTTTTAGCAGGAATAAATTTTTCTAATGAATAACTTTTATCTAAAATAACATCGGTGTTTAAGTAATAACAGTTATCAAACTCACTTATTCCTAATATTTTCATTATATATTTTGGGATATATTGTCCTAAAAATAATAAGTCAGATACTTTAGGACATGCATACTGAGCTATTCCACTATTTTTGTAGTTTAAAAATCTTTCAACTTCTAATACTAATAATATTTTTCCACTTTCTTCTACTACATAAGCAGCGTTGTGTGATCCGTAAAAACTAATGTTTGCCATTTTTATATAAAGGTTTATATCTGTTAAAAAATTGATAGTGGTGGCAATCGTCTTCGTATTCGCCCGCACTTAAATAAGTACAATGTAAAAAATATTTGTTAAAAACATCCACACTAATTATATCATAATATTTATTATGCATGTATCTTAATAAACATTGGTCATCTTTACACCCATATGGGAAACCTTTATTAAAATCATCCATCATATATTCGTGTGTCTCTTCTAAAATACGTAAAACATCTTCCTTATACCCTAAAAATACACCCGCATTTAACCCTTTTTGCAAAGGAGCTCCGAACTTTGATTGGTTTAAAACTCTATATTTTTCAGCTTCATCGTAATAAAGTTTACCAAAATACCCTAAAATTGGTTCTGGGAATCCTGTGTGGGTATAATTAGCTTCTCCATTAAATAGTATTCTGCAGTCATAAAAATCTAACATTTCTTTAGGATTATCTATATTATTTAAGATTGAAACATCAAAAGCATCAGCGTATAAAATAAAAGGGGGTAATTTATCAAAATTATTTTTTATATATGTTACACTTTCTTTAATTTTACTCTCCCATTTTTCATATGTTTCTATTTCAATAATATGAATGGAATTATTTGAAATTTTTGAATTATTTATAAATGCATGCCCCGCAGAATATTTATCTACTATAGTG